TGGAAGACGGCGGCGTCCTTGTCTCCGTTGATACGTGGGAGGGCGCAGAGGAACACAAGGACGACGGCATCGACATGGGCGCGGTAGAACGTAACTACGACCACAACTTTAAGCTGCTCACGGAGAAGTTTGAAGGGCGTACTGTGCTCAAGTTCAAGATGACCTCCTACGAAGCCCTTACCAAGCTGGCTGGTGGACCCCAGTTTGACTTTATCTACATAGATGCGTCACATACTGCGCCGGACGTTCTTACAGATGCTTGCTTAGCTTGGCAGTTGCTTAAGGATAACGGCGTCATGGTATTCGATGACTACCTGTGGGGCGACCAGCGCGATGTGCTGCACAGACCCAAACTAGCTATTGATGCGTTCGTTAACATATTTGCAGAGCACCTGAAGCCCATGCACACGGGCTACCAATACATAGTGAGGAAAGAAAAGTGACCGACGAAATCAAAGTAGCCGTCAAGGCCCCGGTCAAAGACCCGGAGAAGAAGCCTAGCATCATGATTGCTACGCCGATGTACGGCGGCATGTGCACTGGGCACTACGTGATCGGCCTACTGCGTAGCGTCATGCGCCTACGTGAGATGGGTATAAACGTGTACTGGGCGCAGATTATGAACGAGAGCCTGATTACCCGGGCGCGTAACGATCTGGTCCGTACGTTCCTAGAGCGCGGCCACGACTACCTTATGTTCATCGACGCAGACATTGGGTTCGATGCCGAGGATGTGCTTACGCTGCTAGCCGCTGACCGGGACGTAGCCTGTGGTATCTACCCCAAGAAGGAAGTGGACTGGGATCAGGTAGCCAAGGCCGCGAAGGAAGGCAAGGAGAACCTGCGGGACTATGGCGGTGCCTTCGTGTTCAACATGACGGGTGAAGGCCACGCAGAGACAGACCCCGAGGGTATGATCGAAGTACGCCACGCTGGTACTGGCTTCATGCTAATCAAACGGGGGGTGTTCGAACACCTGATGCCGCACGTACCTACCTACCGCACTGCATCATTTAAGAACGAAGCGGGCGACTACGTTAAGCCGCTGACCTACGAGTTCTTCGCTACTAGCATTGACGATGGCGGGGCGCTGCTGTCCGAGGACTACCACTTCTGCGAACTGTTCAGGAAACACGGCGGTAAAATCCACGCCAACCCGTTCCTGAAGCTGGAGCATGTAGGTACGTACGTATTCACCGGCGACATTGTGAAATCAGGGGGCAACCTGAAATGACTGACAAGTTTGAACGTAGCACCGAAGGTCTTCGTGACGCGCTGATGTCCGAGATGGAAGACATACGCGCAGGGATAGCTGCTGCACCCGAGGCTATGGCGTTTGCTTCGCTAGCTGGGCGCGTGATTGAAACGCTTGAAGTGGATGTCAAAGAACAGATACGCCGGGATAACTTAGAACGGGAAGCGCGGGAGTATATAGCGGAAAAGCGGCGCTTAGTTGTTGAACGGACGAAAGAAAAACGGCTGTTGTTGGAAGCGTCTAAGGGAATACTAGAAGCGGTTACGGAAGAAGTTGGGGTTTTTGAAGATGTCTGAGCACTTCGAAGGTACTGTGTACGTTAAGAGAAATCGTTATGGTTCTCCTCGTCCAGAAATATGGAGTATGCCTGAGGGTGAAACGACAGACCTAATCGAACTTGGGTACTGCACAAAGAAATACACGCACCACCCCATAGCCGTTGCCTACGAAATCATGGAGGACAAGCGGTTCAGGCACCTGTCTATAGAGCGTCTGCACGAACTTATAGCTATGTGGGGGCCTACACGTAGCCAACCTTGGAACCACGATTATTTAGACGACTTTACTCAAGCGCTGTACAAAATTCAGATAGACCCAAAAGAAACCGTAAGACCCGTTGCCATACTTGGTGGGCTAAGCTGTATGTGTTGCGACGGTATGGCTTGGGAAGCTTCAGTGCTTAGTGAAAAAGGCTATTGGATGATGCCTAGCGGGGTTACTAACCGATTTAGTGAGACAGTACGTGGACAGCTTATATTCTCTGGGTTGTGGGATAGATGGAGCATAGCATTACCAGCACTATGCCCACAGTGTCTTATCAAAACACGCAAGGTTAGACGAACGAATGACCACCACGCATACGACAAAGTTCACGCATTAAAATGTTTAGCAGAACTAACCAAACAAACCGGAGGAGCAAACAATGAGAACCGACCTACGCAAAGCCGCAAAAGACGCATTAACAGCCGCTAAGGATAACCCCGCAACTGCGGTATCCAAGCTTGTTAAGAAATCCAGTGTTGATAGCAACCTACAGACCGCACTGACCCGGCTCGGTGCCCAACAAGTGATACGTGATTTCTTTGCCGCGCAACGTGTGGCCGCGTTTAGTTTTGCCGTAGGCAGAGTAGCTGCTAGCCTAGACAACCCAGATGTGGCGGAGCGTGTAGCCGCAAGAATAGCTCGGCAAGCTTTTTGGGATGCCTATACTTTGTTTGGTATGTCGCCGTTGCGTACAGCTACGAAGCAGCAATTGCTAGACAGCGCGAACGCCAGAGAAACTCAGGCCAATTCGGAACTGCGACTAGCTAGGTTTGAACGTGCTATTGCTTCCAAGCTGGCGTCTGCGCAGGACGTAGTCGAAAGCAAGCTTACACTTGCGGCTGTTGAGCGCCTCGCCACTAAGTATAGGGCAGCAAAATGAACCTGTTCTGGACACCAGCCAAAGAGAAAGTCCTTAGGGAGTTGTGGGGCCACGGTCCCTCTGCCCGCGAGATCGGCCTGAAGGTGGGCGCTTCTAGGAACGCCGTCATCGGTAAGACCCGGCGGATGGGGCTCACAAGCGTAGTACCCCCGGTAAAGCCCCGGCTTAGACCCTCAAGGGCTAAGAAGCCGAAGCCGCTGCCTAGGATTAAGACGCCGATAAAGGAGCCGAAGTACACAACGCTGCACGCAGCCATGATGGGGTTAACCCCGGACTCATGCCGCTGGATATCTGGTGACCCGTGCAAGGACAAGATGGCGTTCTGTGGCGCACCAGCCTTCGAAGGTAAATCCTACTGCGAAGAACACTGCTACATAGCTTACTACGACTTCGGCGGACCTAGGACTTTCAAGGGGCAGAAACGATGAGCGTTGGCGCTGAGATGATATCACAGGTTCACGAGACCCTCCGGGATCGGGGCAAGTCTTACGGCCCGATTAAACCCAACCACGAACGAATTGCAGCACTCTGGAGCACACTGCTGCAACACCAAGTAACCCCGGTCCAAGTTGCCATGTGCATGGTAGGTGTTAAACTGGCCCGGTTAATGGAGACCCCGAACCATGAAGACTCAGCAGTTGATATCGCGGGCTACGCGGCATGTATCAGAGAATGTCAGGAGAGCTAGGAACATGATCGAAGATGCGCGAGATTTCTTTAGTAAGCTACAGGCGGAAGTGGATGCTGAAGACCGGTACATAGACGCTATCTGGGCGCTGCGTTATCCGCAGCCGTCCCCTAAGGCTTCGTCGGCATGGCCCTACCGTTCCGCCGCAGACACTGTTGAAACACCTAACAAAGTAAGAGCCATACGCCGATGACTACCTATAGAGACCGCCTGTCCATCAAGGACAAAGTAGACGCCGCCCGTATGCTTGACTGGATGCACAGAGCAGATGACAAACGCTACCTAGAACACAACATGAAGTCGGCGGAGCTTGTCGCTTATAACTTTGAACGTGGGATGTCCCGTACGAGCTTAGAGCGTATCTGGGGCTACCGGCTGGTGAACACAGTCTTGGGACACCCCTCCGATACAAAAGAAATAGTCAAGGAAGTCACAACCCCAAGGAATAGATAGCCGCTATGAGACACCACCGCGAGCCTGAACCCCCGATGGACCCTATAGGTTGTGGTGTAGTTTTGTTACTCGCAGCGTTGTGCTGGGCAGCTGTTATTGGTTTCTTCTTCTTTATAAAGAGCTTTTTCTAGTCATGATTACATGGTCCTACAGCAGCATTAAGACCTTCGACCAGTGTCCGAAGAAGTACTACCACCTCAAGGTAGCCAAGGACGTTAAGGACACGGGCAGCGATGCCACGATCTACGGGCAGGAAGTGCATAAAGCCGCTGAAGAATACGTGCGTGACGGTACGCCCATCCCTACCAAGTTTAAGTTCGTTGAACCTATTGTATCTGCCTTTAATAACATCCCCGGCGAGAAGCACACCGAGCTTAAACTGGGTGTTAAGAAGACGGACGCTGGCTATGCGCCCTGCGGGTTCTTCGACAAGGACGTGTGGTGGCGCGGCATTGCCGACCTGCTTATCGTGAACCGGGGTAAGGCGTGGCTGGCTGACTACAAGACCAGCAAGAGCGCCAAGTACGCGGACACTAAGCAGTTGGACTTGCTAGCGGGCGCTGCGTTCCTGCACTTCCCGCAGCTTCAACGGATCAAGTCGGCGCTGGCGTTCGTAGTCAGTAACGAGTTTATCAAGAAGTCCCACGATGCCACGCAGCGGGACACTTATATTAATACGTTCAGCCCGGAACTGGAGCGCCTAGCTAGTGCCCACGAGACGGGGGTTTGGAACGCCAAGACCGGACCGCTATGCGGCTACTGCCCCGTAACTAGTTGTGAACATTATAGGAGACGTTGATGGAAATTAACGAAAAAAATGAAGCCTCGAAAAAGTCTGTTTACAAGCTAATAGGACGCAAAGAAATCTTAGCACTGAGCAACAGAACTTCCGCGATGCCTTATGGGGTTTATATCGGGGAAGACGGCACGGAAACTTTGTTTAACAGGTGTTACGAACCAATCATTCAACGTGATGCTAAAGGTAAAAATATAGTCAAAGCTTCCGGTTGGATAGTGCACAAACATCAAGCGTGGTTTTATGACGGTGCTTTCACAGGCAAAGCCCGTGTGCATATGGCTTCGGTGGTTATGAAAGCTTTCTATTCCGGCGAACCACTGACCAAACTTATGATAAACAAAAGATAGGCAGGAGAAACTAATGCCCTACAAGAACCCCAAGGATCGTAAGTACAAGAACGCTGCCAAGTACGAAGACAGCCCGCAGCAGGTTAAGAACCGTGAGGCCCGTAACGCCGCCCGCAAGAAGCTGATGAAGGCGGGCAAGTTGAGCAAGGGTGACGGCAAGGACGCCGCCCACGTTGTGGCTCTGGATAAGGGTGGTTCCAACGCAGACGGTGTGCGTGTGGAGAGCGCGTCGGGTAACCGTTCGTTCCGTAGGGACAGCAAACACAACCTCGTGTCTGAGGTGAGCAAGCGCGAACGGACGAAGAAGAAAAAGTAAACCAACCAACCAAAGGAGCAACAACATGGACCTTGATGTTATTACCAAACTTACCAAAGACCTTAAGAACGCATCTACAACGCTGGGCCGGGACGAAGCACGGTTCCTAGTAGATGCCTACTACATTATCCAAGAAGATCGTAAGCGTTCTTGGAACCAAGATCGTTCGCTGGAAAAGGAAAACGAACCCCACGAACTGCTGCGCTGGTTTGCGGAACAGTCGGAGTCCCTTGAGGGTCAGATTGCCAAGGCGCTAGATGCTTACTCTGCATCTCTACCGGAAGGGCAGTGGGCACGTCGTCAGGTGGGCATTGGTCCGGTTATTACCGCCGGTTTGCTGGCGCACATTGACCTTAAGACTACTACGACGGCCACTAAGCTGTGGCGGTACGCGGGACTGGACCCGACTTCGAAGTGGGAGAAAGGCAAGAAGCGCCCGTGGAACGCTGGCTTGAAGCTATTGTGCTGGAAAGCGGGCGAGAGTTTTGTCAAAACCTGCAACAACGAGAAGAGCTTCTATGGGCCTGTCTATAGTACCCGCAAGGAGCTTGAGATCGAACGCAACGAAGAGGGCCTGTTTGCAGAACAAGCGGCTAATATCTTAGTTGCTAAAAAGATCGGTAAGGATACCGACGCATACAAAGCATACAGCATAGGCAAGCTGCCCCCCGCACACATCCACGCCCGTGCGCGGCGCTACGCTACTAAGTTGTTTCTGTCCCACTACTTAGAAGTAGCGCAGCGGGCTAACGGTATTGAACCGACTACGCCGTATATCATTGCTATCGGGGGTCACGCAGACTATATCCCCCCGCCTCCGTAAGCCAGAGTCAGGGTGAAAACCAAGTAAGTAGTGCGAGCCATAAAACTCGTGAAAACCACAACTACTGTGCAAGCCATGTGATATGTGAAAACCACGATGCAAGTGCGAGCCATGCCTTTCGCGAAAACCAATTTCTGAGCGCGAGCCAAGCTCATCGTGAAAACCATAAGTTTCGTGCAAGCCATACAAAGTGTGAAAACCAAGGTGTCAATGCGAGCCAAACTTCGTGCGAAAACCAAACAGCCGATGCGAGCCAAAAGGTCGGTGAAAACCATGTGACTAATGCGAGCCATTTTCTGGGTGAAAACCATAGCATCGGTGCGAGCCACGTTCGATGCGAAAACCAAACAAGCGGTGCGAGCCATCCCTTTAGTGAAAACCAAGACCCGAGTGCGAGCCAAAGTGGGTATGAAAACCATGACCCTTATGCGTAACCATTAACTCTTCAGTAGAAACAACATGACCATACTCACTGACTACACGTGGACGGGCAAGTTCAAACCATTTGCCCACCAGAAGGAAACGTCTGACTTCTTGTCCCGCCGCCGCAAGGCGTTCTGCTTCAACGAGCAGGGCACGGGTAAGACTGCATCCGTCATCTGGTCCGCCGACTACCTAATGAAGCTGGGCAAGATCAAGCGGGTGCTAGTCATATGCCCCCTGTCCATCATGAAGTCGGCATGGCAGCAGGACCTGTTTAAGTTTGCCATGCACCGCAGTTGTTCGGTGGCCCACGGGGATGCCAAGCAGCGCAAGAAGATCATCGCGGCTGGTTCGGAGTTCGTCGTTATCAACTTCGACGGGCTTGCCGTGGTCAAGGACGAGATCATCAAGGGTGGCTTTGACCTTATCGTAGTAGACGAAGCCAACGCATATAAGAACCCCACGACCAACCGCTGGAAGGTGCTGCGTGACGTAGCCGCTTCGGCTAAGGGGCTCTGGATGCTTACTGGTACGCCAGCAGCACAGTCGCCATTGGATGCCTACGGCCTAGCCAAGCTAGTAAACCCGGACAATACGCCCAAGTACTACGGCCAGTTCCGGGATCAGGTTATGTACAAGGTCACCCAGTTCAAGTGGGTAGCCAAGCCGGGATCACAAGATACGGTACATCAGGTGCTTCAGCCCGC